GCTGTTGAGCCTGCTGAAATGTTGCTTGCTGAAACATTACCGGTATAGGTATCTAATCCGCTAGTGCCAACAGCATTGCCGCCAAATGTTAATTGTCCACCAGAAGTTCCAATCGGCACACCGCCGATATAGAGAGTGTTAGCACTTAGCCATAGATCTTTCCACCATGTTGTAGAATTACCAATGCTATAGACATTACTTGCGCTTGGTATAATATTACCTGCATTTTCTAACACATAGGTTTGTAGTTGTTCAACATTGGCTTTTACAGTTGTCTGTGTTCCTGTAATATTGCTGACTATTGGTATTAGGGCATTACCCTGTACCGCAGCTACAGTTCCAAGTTGGCTAATCTTAATCGTCATTATTATTCCTCTGTATAAATTGCTACATTACCTTCAGTGTTTATCGTATTTATCGCATCTTCTGTTACTAATTCGTTTGGTATACCAGGGATAATACCGTTAACGATCGGATATGCTTTTAAGAACAAGGCCGCTGCAGTAGTAGATCCAGTGAGTCCTGAACCATCAAGAGCAGTTCCGCTACCTGCATTATAGAATACATTTGCGTTGTATAACAAGTTTCCAACTGTGGTATTACCTAACTGTGTATTTGGTATGATCTGTCCTGTACCACCATCTACTACGCTTTCTCCTGCTGAATGTGCAAAGTAAGCACCTGTACCCTGTGTGCCACGACGTAGTTGACCTAACACATGGCGTCCTGGTAGGACTGTGACATTAGCGTAGCTGAATGTTGCTGAGTTAACATTGCCTGTGGTTAAGAAATCTACACCATCATAGGTTATAGCTGTGCCTACCGCATAAGAAGTATTAGCTGTCCACGCTACTGGATCGTATATAGTTTTAGTATAGAATGTAATACGTTCGCCGTTGATGAATATCACACCTGGACGAGCATAGGTCACACTTGGTGCTGTTAGCACAGCCGCATTAGCTACATAGATATTAGCATCTGTCTGATATAATGTCTGTGTTAATATCGTGATATTTGCTGAAGATATGCGTAAGTAACTGGCTTCATCAACCATGTTATCAAATATACGATAGGCTGCTACATTAGCATTGCCATCGATCTTAGTATAGATACGCATATCCAAAGTATCATATGTTCTGCCGGGAACTAGTTCTTCTGGTGCATGGCTGTTAATTGGATCAACGAATTGTCCACCGTAGGTAACAATATCCTCTGGTGCTGTGCCCAGTGATATCTGGCTGAATAAGCTATACATAGCTACATCTACAGCACGTGTAGATAATAATGCTAAGCCATCACTACTGTATTGCACAGCGTCATAAGATGCTACATCATATCTGCGACCATATAGTGGACTCAGACTAAAGTCTGCTCCCTGCACTGGCAATGCAGGATAGTCAATACCAGGGATCAATTGATCCAAGCTATCATATCTCGCAGTGATAGTATCATCTGTTGACAGCGTAATAACATTTGATAAGGTGACCTGTGTAACTTTAATTGGTATACCACCATAGGTGATAGGAACCAAATTAGCAGTGGTGGTTGCAAAATTACTAATAACAATATTATCAGCAATAGGACTCTTGCTTTCAATAACTGATTCAAAAGGTATACCTGGTGCATCAACATATTCACCAATCTGTGGTGTTGTCTTGTCACTCACTCCTTTGATCACTGTGCTGGCGTTAGCAAGGTTGCCTGTTATAGTACCTCTGCTGTTAATCATTATAGTTACGTTAGCTACTACGTTTGCTACATAGCAAGATTTAACATTACCAGTTATGTCATTACCTGTAATATACATTCCAGGGATTAGCGTAGGTGCGTTGAATACGTAGATAGTATTAGTATTAGTAGCAGAATTTGCCAATGTTAATGGAACTGATATTACGTCAATAGCTGGCATCATATCAGTGGGCTCATAATAACCAATAATACGGTCATTAGCATTATTAAAGAGATTAGCTGTGTATTCAGTATAATCTGTTGGAATAAAACTACTACCTGTAGTTATATCAGCATTAACAGTATAGGCCTTACGTATCATCACATTACCGTTAGGGAACGCATAGCTAACGATCTGACCTGCGGTATATGATGTATTGCTAGCCCAGCGTGTGACCACAGTATCATAACTGATACGGTCAAATTTCATCTTGGTATCAAAACTACGAGCATAAGGACTCTTCATTACAGCGTAGGCATTAGCCTGTGTAGTTGCACTGCCGTTGATAGTTACTATAGGTGTAGTTGTATATCCACTACCACTGTTGGTTAATGTGATAGCAGTTATCACTCCGGTGTTACCATCTATTGTAGCTACGGCTGTGGCGCCGCTTCCGTTACCGTCTGCACTGGTTATTGTCACAGTTGGCGGGGTCTGATAGTTAGCACCTGCGGCTTCTATTAGGACACTTGATACTACGAGATTTCTATTTGCGTACCATTGATTGTATGGATATGTCTGCCATGTAGCTTCATCTTCGTCAACATAAGGACTTTCGCCGCTCGGACTACGGAATATACCATAACCAGTTGTAGTGTCATAATATGCTGGAAGATCAAAGTCTGTGATGCTGCCTTCATACGTATCATCACCAGTATAGTCAATCTTATATTCACGGATCTTGGTTCTGTATGGTTTGACTTCTTCAATATAATTTTGATAGTAGGTCTGATTATCTACCACATAGCTTGGAAATTGACTTAGAGATCTTAGTTTATGCACTACGCTGATGAAACTTGATTTAAATAACCAATCAACATATTTTTGTTCAGTTAACAGATAGTTAACTAAGATAAAGAACATGTTGTTGAATTCACCTTCTAAGGTATTAGTGAATATAGTATCATTTAGGCTCTGCACTATGGCACGTATTTCGTTGTTGGGATTTTGATCAAATCTATTGCTGTCAAAGTCCTGATTACCAAAGCCAAGACCGTTGCCTGCAAAATCACCGAGCGAAGTGGCTAATTGTATAGTTCCGTTCTGTATACCAACTGCCTGTAGGCTTCCATCTTCTTGGACTACGACTAATTGCCATGTGCCTGCACCTGTGGCGTTGCTGATATAAACGACTATGCCTGCTGTGGCTTGTAATTTCAGTGCGTCGTTGGTAGTCTCTACGCTGAAATCTGGTTTGGTTGCCGCACTGTAACCAGTAGCATACCAGTCTATGTAGGTCCAGTATTGATTAGTCTTGTAGGCTTGCACTTTGTTTATAGACCAAGTTTTGTCTGCGGCGAGTTCATACAACACCCAAAGTCCATTTTGTGTGGTATCATTGGTGACTAATACGAGATATCCAGGATCTAATACTTCTGTATCTATATAGTAAAGTTCAGCTTCTGTAGTCACAGCCTGATCGTATTCACCAAGTTTAAAGTTAGGTTGTGGATCTTCTGCATTTAGTCCTGTTAGATCAAACTGTTCAGTGATAGGATTCACAGCTAATACTTTGTTTACAAAAGCCACCATCTCATCAACCGCACGTAGTCGATTAACGAACATGCTTTGTCTTGGGCGTATGCTGATGCCGTAGCGATCTGCTGTGCTGAGTGTTGGATCTGGAACAGTTCTTCCTGCATTGTCAAGTCCACTAAGGCTGTCTATTAATTTGTTGACTATCTTAGCAGGAATCGGATTATCTGGATTACCTTTCTGCACTAACTCATATTCGCTGTGTATGATATCAGTATTAATTGTCAACTGATGATCTAAGTGCATGATAGTGTTGTCAGCTGACAAGTATTCGCTTACGTTGTAGAACGCTATAGCATCATTGCGTATCATGGCCGCAAAACCAATGTCTTGATTTTTTGGATTTAGGATATAGTCTTGCACTGCACTGATAGGAATATTTCTTGCTGAATCGTTAGGATCCACAGTGGTCTTATCTTTGACCCAATAGTAATAGCGTGTGGTAATGATGCTGGTCACAGGATCAACGAAAATCTCTTCTACGTATGCACTGTCGTCTGCATATTTAGGCACACCATCACCGCCATTGGCCACATATTGGCTTGGTAAGTAGTTGCTCTTGACCCATTCCAATACCTCAATAGTAGATCCTGGGAATAAGGTTCCCCAATATAGGCTGCGATAAGTCAAGGTATCTTGTTCATAGTCAATGTATCTGACTGTGCTTAGATTCCACCATACCTTACCTACCTGTAGATCTCCCCAGTAGACATTTTGATTGATATCTGCTTTGGGATTAGAGCCACGATTATAGATCGCAGGATCATATTCTGTCTTGAATGATATTTCTTGCTCTGCTTGTCCTAAGATACGACCTTTAGCAGGATCAATAAACTGTAGATCATATTTGATCAAACTACTTACACTGTCGTATAGATAAGCTCTGGTCAGACTGTCAATATCTACCGTAGGTTGTTGATAGCGTATCAATTTCCAACCACGTGTCATAGTAGGATTTTGGAATATATAAACAGTTCCAGAACGTTCTGGACTATCTCCGTAGGTCGCAGCAGGAGCACTAACAGTGATATAAGTTCCTTCAATATCTAAGCTGTAGCCAAATTGTGAACCCGGTACTAAGTCATCTGGATTTAGCTGTTGTGCATAGGCATAACGTCCTGGATCTTCAACATCGTTACGTGGATCATCATACAATTCGTAGATATAAACGCTACCACTGCCTTGTATGCTGTCATATAATCTTGTAGTAGATTTATCAAGAGTCGTGCCATTTGGTGTTGTGGTCACGTCAAATGTAGTAAAGTCTTTAGTAGTTCCTCGGGCACTGCCAATGACCAGCATGTAAGCGTTTGATGCAAGTTTTACCTTGTTACCAAAATATTCACCAGGTAGGCCAAATGGGTTTACGATGATCTGCATGAACGCGAATATGATCAGATCAGCGTTCGTATACACACCAGGACTACCTGCCTGATTATTACCTGATAGGATACGCAAGAGATTTTTAGCTACAGTGCTATCTGAGTCAAATCTCAATCGTCCTGCATCATTAGTAGCTGTAATACCTAATAGGTTAGCATCATTGACATCTTTAACAAGACTATCTAAGCTGGCTCTTAGTTGTGCTGTTGTTGCGGTTCCGTTAACACTGACGACATTGCCAGACGACCAACTAAACACATTGGCATTATTGTAATCACCTACAGTGATAAACTTACTGCCTGCGGCAGGAGTTGATGTGACCACTGTAACGTTTGCTATGTTGCTACCATTCACGGTCTGTGTGATGTAGTCACCAACATTGGCACGAACGTTACTGCTTAATGTTAGAATATTGCCGCCTGTGGTTGGCATCCAACGACCCGTTACTGTGATCTCAAAGTTGTCTAAGCGGAATGTATCCCCTGGCATGAACACAGGATTTACTGTATAGCCAGTATTGGTTCCGTATAGTCGACCTCTGTTGTGGAATTTCCATACAGCACCACTATTATATTGTGTACCGTTATCGTATCCAGGAGCACCTACGTAGATCGCACAGTTGTTTGAACAGATCGTCAAACTGGTGCCAAAGGCCGCGTTGCTTTGGATAGCTGTTAGGCTTCCAGTTAGGCTATCTACACCAATCAATCTTTCTAACAGTGCAAAATGGTTAGTTTCGATGTATAATACACGACCAATTGGCGGAGGTGTAATGAAACGTATTCTGTTGCTGTTGACTATAACATAATCATTAACTTCGACATTATCAAGTGTCACTTTGTAAACTGATGCGATAGCGTTTTGTGTGATGTAATCTTGTCCACCGGTTCCTGGCACTGCATCAACTACTGTATTAAATGCTTCAATAACGCGGTCATATACGTAAACAGAGCCTGCACCAATCTTGAGATTGCCATCAGCACCGACGATATTATCGTTAGGTGTGCCTACTGCTAACTGTGCACCATCAAAGCTACTTGATAATGCATATCCAAACTGTGCACCGATGTTACTCAACGGTAGTGTAAGTGTTGTTAACAGTTGATAGTATGGTCTTTGCTTGATACTTACTGTAGATGTGTCAAGTTTTTGTGGAGCAGCGATATTTGCATTTTCAATAAAATATACCGTTGATCCATTTAAATAATAATCTACATTTGGAATAAATGTCTTGCTACCAGTAGTGATTAATAATGCGCTCGGGTCATTAGCTACTGTAGGAGTAAATTGCGTAATAGTTATATTACTGGTTACTGCATAGGTATTTGAATTCAGCGGGTATGCATCTACGTTTGACAAGAATCCAGCAGTGGTAATACTTAATTTAGCTGATACATTTGCATTGCCAACAGTAACATTTGCGGCATAGACAAAATTAATTAGATTGTCAACCTGATATGAGCTGGCGCTTTCAACATAGGTAATTCGTGCAGTAGCACCTGTAACTGCCTGTGTGATGATGTCACCAACATTGGCAGTGGTTCCTAACGCTGAACTTAGTGTTAATGTATATAAACTGTTAACTGAACTAATTTGTTCATGTGTTGGTATAAATTTGTTTAGCCCATAAACATGGACATTACCTGTGGATATCGCAGCGTTGCCAGGAGCACCCACATACAGCCAATCACCTGTTTGGCTGAATGCCAGACTATAACCAAATTGGCCTTGAGAAAATACATTACCAACTAATACTTGGGTGCGATCAAAAGCTGTAGCGAACTCTGACTTGTTGTAAACATAAACATAACCAATATTACCGTAGCTGGCAGGAGCACCTACCGCTAACACGCTGTTTGATGCAGAGTCTGTGCCAAGATCAACTGCATGACCAAATGCACGGGTGTTTGCACCAAGTGGACTGATACTGAAACTTTCTTGGAATACTCCGGCGTAGTCTTTTAAGAATGTATTTACAATGCCTACATTGCCATTGGCATTTGGGCTACCAGCTACTACGATCAGCTGATCACTGGACATCTTAACAGATGTTCCGTATCCGTCATTGGTTGCATATTCACTGGCATTTTTTGTCAGCTGTTGATTTACAGTCCATGGTGCTTGTTTTTCATATACCTTCCAAGTATTACTTGGACTATATGGTTGTCCTTGGACTGGAGTAGTTTCTGCATCATCATCAATCCAGATCTTATCACCTACTTTCCAACCGTTAGGTGGGTTCAGTAAACCATACACGCGGCTATTTTCCATAAACTGGAATCGCATGCTATCCATGCGGAACAATATACCCTGCCCTTGTTCTGTAGTTAGATTTGATAAGTTAGCAGGATCTCCCACATAGTCAACCATCACGCTGGTTTGGCTAACAACTTTGTAGACCTGATAGAACCCATTAAATCCATCAATGAAATCTTTAACAAGGAACACGCTACCAACGACAAATTTGTGTGGTTTCTGTGTGGTAAATGTCACGCGACTGTTTAGTGCGTTTGCCACTTCAACAACAAAGTTATTGGTTTCCGTTACGCGATAAACATTCCAGTCTTGACTAAAATCTTTAGCGCACCAAATAAGATATCCACTGCCCATGTCTGCGATCTTGCCATCAAGATCAACATAGTTAGCAAGATCATAAATTGTAGTATCTACGTCATCAATATTAACATATCCTGCTGTTGGAATATCATTATCATAGTCACTGGATGCAGTGCGATTAAGTGCAATATTACCAGTATAGGTACCATATGATTTATACAGTTGCGATTTATTGAATATGTTTATACCATCAGCTATATTATTATTTGCTTCACCTACGAATTGTGCAACACTCGGATTTACACCAAATGCACTTTCGTTCAGTGGAATTTCTACAAAAGGATTAGTGTCTAATGCACCATACTCACCTACACGCATCGCCCATTCTTCATAGAAGTTGATATCGCTTGATAGGTTATTAAATGTTGCTTTTAACATCTGATTTACAGCATTAGCAGTGCCTTTCTGTGCGATAAATCCTTTATAAAATTCTATCTGGGTGGTTTCTGTAACACCAAGATCGCTGAGATATTGGCGAGGTTTAAACCCAATTAATGCATGGCTGTATGCTAATTGATTTTGATCTTTGATAGTTGCATAAGAATCGTAGTAGCCTTGGCTCTGCACTGCTAAGGTTGAGAAGTTAGACAGTAGACCTTCTTGGATCTGCGTTTGATCAATCTGTTGCCAGTATCGGAATTCAAATGTGTTGGCTGCTACTACATCTTGCAGAGCAGTATAGTATTGGCTCTTATATTTGACCAAGTCGCCTTTGAGATAATCTTGTCCTTGGCGCCAATCATTGACCTGTCCTGAGTAATATACAAACCCTGGAGCGGTAAGGCTACCATCCCAGGCACCTGTTTTTTGACCAATTAGTTTCAGACGATATTGGCGATTGCCGCTTTCTGGCTGATAGATAACATCATTGAATACCGTAGTGTTGTCAAATATCAGTGCGTGTTCATATTGCACAAGATCTACTTCAACATACGCGATCACAGACGCAGAATCTGATAGGCTCAGCTTAAACATATCAGGTGTTCTTAAGACATTATAATTATTATTCTTTACTAAATTAAAGTTTTGGTCTAATACTTTACTGCTATATTGGCTGTCTTCTATGCCTGCGGTTATTGCACCAACTGTGACAGCATTAATGGTTTCAGCCACCGGACTTAGGACTAAAATGCTACCTGATCGCCAACCTTGTTGTGCCCAATACAAGAATTCTTTTACTGACAGTTTCCAGTTACGCATCTCATTAAGCTGTGGATCCATGTTGGTAAATGTCCAACCTTGTGCGATTAGGAAACGTTCGTAACTGACTAAGAAATCTGCTACCTGTTGTTGTGTGGTAAATTCATATCCGTATGGTATGTTTAGTTTTAGGTTTTGATAATCATTAAATACCGTAGCACTGCTATTCAATACTGTGATCTTATAAGCGTTACTGTTTACCACGCTCGGAATAATAGTAAAGAAACTATTAAATAAATCATACCCACGCACAGTCCATCCATTGTTGGTTTTTTCTACTATAACTGCACTGTAGATCAGTTTGTCAATAGGTATAGGATTTTCATTTAGGAAAATGCTGTAATTTTCGTTTGGTATAAGGATACTATCGTTAGTGCTGGTCGGGCTTACCTGCTCAGCTAAGATCTGTAGATATTTTTGATCTGTGAATCCAGCGGCCTTGTAGGCTAAATTAACCTGATATTTCTTCAACAATGGAAGTATATATGTTGCTGGATTTATACCTTGATTGATCAAGTAATCAGCGATCCAGTTGATATAGCCAGCACCTCTATACACAGTCCCTGAAGTAGTGTCACCGTTAAAGTCAATCACATCTTGTGTAATATGATGATTTGTTGAACGTGTGAGATACTGTTCTGATCCTATAACGTTACCAGCGGCATCTTCGTCTATGGTATATAATAGATTGATGTAACTGTAATTGTAGGTATCGATCAGTGAACCAAAATATTTCGCTGGTTTACTTAGGGCTAAAGCCTGCTGAACAGCATACGGGAATTCGCTACTTAATCTCCATGCAAATTCTGTAGGACCATATTGGCCAATTGACCAAGCACTGGCCGCACGTTTACTGTTAAATGATCTTGTAAGGATCTGATTAGGCGCCAGCAAGTTACCATTTTCATCTACAGGAATGACCTGACTCAACCCAGGACGAGCATAATTAGTATCTATACCTTGGCGCTCACCATAACGAATATATCCTGCTTCTAAGTCATCCCATAAGAGTTTGTTACCACCGGTATAAGGTGCTGGGCCATAGAAATCTTCCCACCAAGTTGGTTGCGCAGCGAATCCTAACATTTCCCATGGCATGATATGTGGGCGGAATGTATCATAGAAATATTGATAACAAGCACGCCATGAGCCTTGCAGTGATTCACCATCTATCACATCAGTGCTGTTTGCATAATTCCATGTGAATGGATCATTAGGATCAAACGTATCGTTAGTTGAAAAATCTAACTTGTTGTTGCCAATCCAATTTAAGAAATAGATAGATATCAATTGATTAATATCACCTATAGCATAATCACTACTACGGAACTTGCCAGGAACTACTGTAAATATGTCACCAAACGTTCCGATCAGTGACAATTTAATATTATTATAGATGCGTTTCTCTAATTCTAATAGGAAATCGTCACGGAAGTCATTAAACGCCGGTGTGATGCTACCATCGTGTCCCTGTATAACATTAGTTGGCGTTCTATAGGTGTCGTCTAAGAATATCTTAGGCACATACTTTGGCCATAGACCTAATTTTGTAGGAGTCTCTGGAATGTAGTTACCGTCGGTATTACTATATTCAACGATCTTAATCACATCATCAACATCGAGACCAATTTGGAAATCTATAGATGGAGTAGTCGTGCTGAATGTATAATCAACACCATTGACTAATTGCACACCATTACGATATACCAACACAGCCTGATTGCTGAGTTCTTGATCATTGAATATATTTGTAATTTCATAATTGGTCTTCAATGGATCAAATACTAAGAAACCATCTACACCTGACTGTTGGCTTACGATATTTTTCAGCGGACCATACGGCACCATGTCAGAATAATACCATGGGAATGTTTTATTCTTAACTGAGTTAATCTTAGATAGGATTAAATCAACGCTGGCAATAGGATCAGTAGGATCAATACCTGTTAGGCTGGTGCTGAGTTCTAAGAACTTATTCTTAAATTTAGTATATTCTTGCTGTGCAAAACGTAGACTGTTGATAAAGTTTGCTGTCTTGTCTACCAAGAACAAACTAGCGTAGGGAGTAGGACTACTGTGTTGTAGGATCGTACCGCCCTGTTGTTTGATATCAATGTCACGTAAGTTACTTTGTCCTAAGATATTGCCATCAAGGATCGTGCTGTTCTGTCCTAAAGCTATTAGGTGATTACGTAATTGTCCTAATGTTAGTGTATTGATATCTGTATTCTGTGCATTTAAGTCTAAGTTTTGTGGCACTTGATAAAAGCCAAGTTTACTAATCTCTGGACTGTAAACTAAGATGTCAATCTGATCACCAACTGTTAATGTTGTTGATAGTGTCACAGCACTGTTGGCCAATGTCCACTGTGTTGGTTGTAGATACTGGAAGTTCTGGAAAACTTTAGTATAAGGTATAGTAGAAGGAACAGCTGGTGTGACATCTATCTTGAATGGATTGTTAGTGCCATCAAATATATAACTAATCTGTTGATACTGTTTACTATGCTCAGGAACGGTCAACCAAGTATTTCGAGGTTGCAATACCTCGGCGGTGATTATTTTCTGTAGGTATCCCAGACTGATTGGCACGGTTACGATAGTGTCTGTGGCATCTACATAGCTGAATGTATCAGTGCTGAAATAGTTTTGGAAATTTATATCGCCTTGGGCTTGGAAATTTTTATAACTTAGATAAAAATCTGTAACAGGATTATTATTACTGTCATAGATCGTAGGAATAATGCCTTGGCTTAATACGCTGTCTGCTACTCCTGAGGTAGCTCTGACATAGCCAAATAACTGAGTGCCCGTGAATGTGCTTCTGGTGTAAGTAGAAAAACTTTTACCTGTAGGATCCAAGACATCAAATAGTGGTGGTTGCTGTAATGCTGTCTTTCTTTGGCTGGCGTTCCAATTCACCCCGTCAAACCACCAAGGATCACCCTTGTATTTGCCAAGTTTGACTACAACTGTTGCGTATGCGCTGACATCTCCGTCTTCTGCCAGAGTTAATTCAATATGTTTATCACCTGTAGGTAATCCTTGATCATCTACTTCATACTGGACTAAATTCAATACATAGATCTTATTACGAACTAATGGATCGTTATCTACAGCAAAGATTACTCGCATGCCATCAAATAAAGTAACTCCAAATGCTGTAGCATAGGTTTTGCCTTGTAATTCTGTAAAGGCATTAGTAGTATCAGTATCTAAGACATCAATTGGTGCAAGACCAATACGACCTTCGTTAACCAATTGATAGTCACAATCAAATTGCACGATTGGTCTCTGACCTCGACTGGCCTGATCAAATACCGGTGTTGTAGAATTATATGTTGCAGTGGCTAATAATACATCGATGTGGAACCAACGATTATTGCGTGACCATGCGTTGCGATCTATGCTGGCACGATTGATAGTTATATAATCAGGGAATGTCTGTGTAGGATAGTTTAACGCCAACTCATCGTTATAGGCTTCTGGAGTGATCAACTCATCAACTGGCACTAATCTAATGCCACCATTATACTGGCTGGTATCACCTACTTGTTCTACATAGAACTGACGATTTTGATAGTATGCGGGTTCTACATCATCACCAAACTGAACTTTTAACCCTGAGGTAAATTCTACTCCGTTAGGGCTGGTATAATTTAATTGTCCTAAGATATCTGTTGGAACGTTGATAGTCCACGCATTATATTCTACAATTTTTACATTTGTATAGATATTACTACGGACACCATCTTGTATCCAAAGTTCATTGAGTTGGCTGCTTAGTAATGGAACCTGTTTTAGGAATCCATCGTAGTCTTTATAGTATTCTTTGTTGGCATTGCCAAGTCCATACTTAACATAGACTTTCTCATCAACCTGTATGTCTTGTTGATGGATCAGTCTGATCACAGGATCTACAGATCCATCTGCATTTTTAGCACCGGCGTCAACATACACCACACGCCATACATCGTATCTATCTGCTTCCGGAACCACATAGCCTGCATTGAAACTACTGTCGATAAATGAATATGTGCCTGTAGCATTAGCTGTGAGATTAGCACTTAAGGTTACTACATTAGCACCGCTAATGTTTACCACAGTGGTCCCAGCTGGGATACCTGTGCCTGTGACTACTAAATTAGCTAATACATTAAATCCAGAATCAACAGTGAGGGTGTTGGTTCCTACATTACCGCCGGTAGCTGAAGAAGTTGCAATAACTACATTAGGATCTGTCCACACTTCCTCGCCATAGTTTGTTGATTGTTGGACATTAACGAATACCAAATGCTTGCCGTTGAGTTGACCTGTGATTCCCCCATATTGAGGATAATCATCCAAGAATGATGATAGCAGTTGATTATGTAATCTATTATATGGTAAGGTATTGAATGGGGTCGCATAATCTACATTGAATACCGTCTGCATAGCGATAAATCTATCTTGTGCTGACTGTGCTGGCACATTAAATGTGACAGTTCCAGTTTCAGCACCGTTATTGTCTACACCTAATACAGTTCGTGAGCTTAGTGTTGGTGTTGCTGAAATTACACCATCTACACCTAACTCAGTTTGTATCCAGAAAGGATATCCGGGTTGATCTACTATGAATCTATAGACACCACCTCTGGCTAAGATAATACTGTTGTCTACTACACCGTTGTTGGTAAACACATAACGTCCATTGGCCGGATCACGTGTTACTGTATAGGTAATGTCAAGATCTAATCCTGTGGTGCTGACTTCTACTGGAGCAGGTCCGTTAGGTAACCAATAGTATTGGCTGAAGTTAACAAACTTGTCAAAGCTGATCTTAGGATCGAATGTATAGTATTCTTGTTCAAACAAGCGACTATGATCTGTAACTATACCTCCATAGTAGCTGATCTTATCTAATAGATCAGTATAGGTAGCAAAGAATGTGGTATTCTGCTGTGTGTTCTTGATTACTATACTGGGTTCTAACTGATAGTTTTGACGTTCAGCGGTAGACTCTAATACATAGCTGTCTGTGCTCTTATAGGTAGGTGCAAATCTGCGACCTATATAACCATATAAGGTAGTAAAGTTAGGATCTGATACCAACTGATCCATTGTAGCTGACAGGAATTTCTGATTCGTGTCAGATCTAAAGGTAGTAGGTAAAAAATTATAGGTTTTTCTTTCAGCCATTATGTTCCCAATTAAGCAGTAATAAGAGCACCAGTTTGATTAATCTGTGCGGCAGTGATAGCACTGATGATTTTCACATCATTAACTGTAGCACAGCTGGTAATAATTTCATTAATTTCACAGTTGACCTGCATCAAGCTACCAAAAACGCTGGCTTCATTGGCAGGCACTATAACGATACTACTGATGTTTGGCACAAGTTGCATGTGTAGATATGCGGCCAATTCACTGAAGTAGAACGTTTCACCAAAGTCCCAGTTTTCCACAGCAAAATAACTGTTAATCGCTGAGATAACTGCGGTCTGCACTTCGTTGTCGCTGATAACCACGTTAGGATTCTTAACAACTTTAAATTGTGCCTGAAGTTCAGGATTCGCCTTGGCTCCAAACAGTGGTTTAAACTGTGCTGGATTATAGATGATAGTATCACTCACAGCCTTGTAGTCGTCTAAGGTGCTGTAGTTTGTTTCCAACTCTTCACTGGTTGGCAAGCTGGGTTCGGTAATAGTGCCAGTGATATCCTGGGCCCATGCGAGATAATCAATGCTGTATTGCTGCGTTAAGATATACAAGTCGATAATGTTATTAGGACTAGGGTCAATACGACGATTGTTAGGACTGTTGTGTCTGTATTGGAAGTAGACATCTTGTCGGCCAAGCCTTGCAATATAAGTCTCTGGAGGACTCATTGATGTTGTTAAATTAAGCGTATACACTGCACCTTTGATTGACAGCTTATAGAATTTATTTTCTGGTGCGATGTAGAATAATTGTCCATTTTGATAAAGGGTAGCCGCAACCTGTGCGTCACGTAGAGTCGCATATTGTGATACCACTGTGTTATTATCAACAGGAGTTTCTGTTACGAAATTATCGTATCCCGTAGTTGATTGGAAGTAGACATATTTGTTAGTAGTATCTACACTTGGGTTGACCAACAACTCAAACAATTCAGGATTATCTGGTATGCCATCATTGTCACTATCACTAAAAGTCACTAAGATTCTATTAGTGTCTACATACCCATCTACTTCTGTTATACTCTTATAGATATTCCAAATGTAATCGAGTGCTAATGGATTGCTATTATCTGGTTGTGTATTGACCTTTAATACTTTGATCTGATCTTTAACTGTTAGGCCTGTCGACGCATCAAAAATCTTGGTAGTGCCATCATAGTAGAAGTTTGTTTCTTGCACACTTTCAAAAATATAATCTAATCCACGATATGATACTGTGTAGGTTTTACCCACTGTTTGGAATGCTATGATCCAACTGCTGTCACGAGCATTACCACTGGTATCACCTGCATAACTTAAACTGAATGCATCTGTGGTGTTAAGATCTTGTGGGGCGATGATAGTCCATGCTGATGTATCTACGTCATAGCGTAGACCAAAGTTTGCAAAGGCCTGTATATAACCTACCATAGTTGATACTAACGCATTTGAAAACGCATTATTAAACACAGCAAATACTCGATCAGCTTCTGCTGTTTCAGTAGCAGGAATAATCTGATTGATAGTCACAGGACCATCACCGTTGGCTAAATTGCCTTGACCTCCATTGGTTCCATCTCCTACTACTAATTCAATAGCGGCATAGACATAGTATTTGTCGCCAGGATTGCGTGGGGTGCCTGTTTGTATGCGATTCTGGCTATCAAAATAGTTGCCAGCGCCTGCTGAGAACTTAACTATACTGCTCTGCACGATATATTTGTTTGTGCTGGTAACCGATGATCCAATCTGTAAGATCTTGCCTTGGCTGTCTTGGAAATATCCAGTGCAACCGTTAGCTATCACTGTTGAGGTATGCCAATAGATATCTGTTAGATCTAATAAAGGATAGTGCGCATAGAAAAACTGTAAGGTTTCTGGTGCCTGCGCAATTGGTGCTACCTTATCATATATTACTCTATAGATGTCATTGGTAGTGAAATAATCAAAACTAAATGTGTTGACTGTATTGTCTCTGTATAATATACCATCTTGTGCAAAGATGTTTGTGCTTGAATATTTGCCGGTGACATCGATCACATCCAAGTAACGGCTGATACCGCTGCTTGTTCTGTTGACCGCTTTGATCTTTAAGACATCAGTGAATAAGGTATAAGGTAAGATATTGTAGTCTTCACCCGTGACCATGCGATTCTGTGTGTAGAACTGCTGTGGTGCTTTTTGTTTTACACTGTCAAGGCTTTCACGTGTAGTAGCATTAGCCACAGTATATTGTAGGCTGGCTGTAATAGTTATAGTTTCAACACGACCACTAGCACTGACATAATTAATAGGTATCACTAATCCCTGCAGTTCATCTGGTGTGATCTTATATTGTAGACCGTTGCTGACACGATAGTATAGTCTATAATTGCCCTGAGGGATATTAGCAAATGATCCGTCACCAAAGATTAAATCGATTTGGTCTCCGGCACGAGTATTCACCTGATAGATATTCTTGTTTAAAGTGGCATTATAGATAACATTAGTATTAGCTACTGCTGGGACTTTTTCCCATAGAGTATCTAAATTACCATTGCTGTCAAGACTGTATAACCAAACGTCTGCGTTGTTGATGTTGTTGGCGTTGATATTATAAACACGATTAGGAATACTTTCAGCAAGATTAAAATCTAAACTCTTAAGTTCACCTTGTTTAAAATATAAGAAGTAACCGGTATTACTACTGCCATTACCTAAATTGTCATTTTTGTATAAGATATTAAATGGAGCATTTAATTTTGGGTCAGCTTCGTAGATGTAGGTTTTACCACTGCTGGTTGGACTAACCATCTCAAAACTCATTTGTGTGCCTGCAACCGTAGATTTAAAACTGTAGGTAGATAATATATTAGGCACAAGGTTAATCTGATATTCTTCGTTTGTGATACCGTTAATAATTTGGCTGTATGCTGGTTTACCTACAGCCTGATTGTTAACCAGTGAAGCATTGATTACAATAGTCATCTGTTCCAACCAGTTGCTGTTGCCTGCATCTGCCCAATTGATGACTAATCCAGAAAGATTTAAGCCATTGCTGTCAAATACATTTTCTGTAGTGCTGACACTGTCGAACTTTAGGAAACCTTGGCTGTTGACGTTGCGTTTAGGATTATAGCTGATTAAGCGTGCGAGTTTAAGTATGCTGTCACGGCGCTGTGCTGTGTCAATGAAGTTTTCGCGAGCATTTAGATCAGCGCGGAAAGCCAAGCTCTGACCTAAGAATGCGACCATATCGATTAGGGCGATAAATTCACTTGATTCGATGAAGTCATTGAAATCTTCTGGATAGTATAGTTGGAGATAGCTGACCATGCTGGCACGAAGTGTTTCGTAGTCATAGCTTTGGAAGTCAGCGTTACGGAATGATTGATATAGCTTAGTCCAATCTTCTGCAACTAATAAACTGGTTTGTCTTGTGGTTGTTGCCATGCTATTTTCCTATTATATAGTATTTATCAGGAAAATAAACTGTGTAGTTAATTACTGTGCTGTTAGAGTGTTGGTCTGACTGTTGAAATTCATCAACATAAGATTTGTTTGATTGGTAGTGATATAGCGTAATTGCAGTTCAATCTGTATACCTTGATCATATTCTGTAATAACGATATTGTCGAAGCTAACACGTGGGTCATAACTGGCAATAGCCTTGATATCCTGTGCGATTACACTCTTTAGATCTTCTGTAAAGGGTTCGTGTAAGACGTTCCAGATGATAGTGCCAAAGTTAGGACGCATCAGTTTCTCACCCTTGCGTATGTTGAAATGATTAATGATATCCTGTTTGATCAGATCAAAGTCCGTAAGGCGGAAATTTCTACCGGGTGCTAATGTGCTAAAACCTTTATATACTGTTGGCATACAGATATTTATCCTTGGTTAACTTCCTGGACTTTTGCTGCCAGCACTGAAGCAGAATATTTGCCTTGATTAAAAAATTCAGCACCAGTTCCACTACCCGTTCTGAATGATTTGGCCAAATCAGGGGACAGTTTGTGCGCTACTGCCAGCATTCCAGCTACATCCTCAGGTGCTTGATCAGAACTAATCGCCCCGCTAGCTACCATAGCTGTGTAATTGTTTTTTGTTAGCTCTAACATAGCGGATTCTTGCTCTACAGTGTTGGTCAGAAATGTATTGACATTGTCTATGCCATTTTTGCCAATCCAACTGTTGGGATTAGATAGATCAGCGTTACTCATAACTGAACTTTTAACATATCCGCCTGTGATCAATGAATTGTAATCAAATTGATATTTTCCCACTGCACCTGTGGTAGCATCTACGCTACTGTAATCTTTGCCTTGTCCCATCTGTGCCAGATATGCGGTGGTTTGATCTTGGCTGAGAGAACCCACTGGTTCAGCTGCAGGTGGTTGATTGCGTAGATCTTTTGCTGTAGCAGGACTAGGCACACCAGCACCCCCAGTGTTTTTAGTAGCATCAACTGTGCCTCTATAGGGTTTAGGCTGTATGCCAGGACTGGTTGGTTTGTAAAATACTCCATTGTCACCTCGAGCAAATGGTTCATGCGTGGGTGCTACTGTGACTATGGTTTCTAACGCTGATGGAACGATTCTCCATACACCGGCTGGATTATACTCGGCATTTGGTAATGAGTTTACCTGTAGGGGTTCTATACTCTTTACTCCCACAGTCCTACCGCTGTTTTGATAAATCCCAGATCCTTCTGTAGCAAACACTCCGCTGGCACGCTGACTTATACTTGATCCAGATTCTAAATTAAATGATCCGCCTGTTTTGATTTCAGTAGTGCCTGTTGATTCAAATTTTAGAGAACTGGTCAATAATTCTGTTTTTGTAGTTTCTAATTTGATCTGTAGACCAGATTTCATATTAATCTCGCCACCAGCATTTAGATTTATATCTTGATCACTGTGTAGATTAAGAGTGCCTTCACTACGCACATTAAATGATCCAGATGCATAGGCACTGATACTACCATCTGCGGCTAACTCAATCCAACTACCGCCGGTAGCATGTGCTATATAGATAGTCTTATTAGTATCATGCATTAGGATCTGATGCCCTGTAGCACTACGTAATCTAACCAGTTGATCTTCGCCTAAGGCCGCGCCATCATCCATGACAAACACATGGCCGCCTTTGCGAGATTTAATTTTTAGATACTTTGGATCTATCTTGCCGGCGGCCAGATCTGATGTGTATTTGTCTCGAGTTTCTTGTGTAGCCGCTGGATCATCTAATGGTCTGCCTGGTGTGCTAATACCAAATACCTGGCTGGGGCTTTCGCGTTGGCTTGAACTTGAAATAGCTCCTCGAGTAACATCTTGATCTAAGCCTTGATTACGCAAGATATTGTATTGTATAGTATGCGCTGGTTTATTGTTGAGATAGAATGATGTATTAGTGAAATCTTTGGTGTATTCGTTAAATTCTACAACCGGCACTATATCACCCGGAGTATATGTCTGACGTTGGGTTCCTGTTAGGCTATTAGGATCTACATTCTGTGTGCCCGCAATACCAGGCAACATGAAATGGCTGAGATTACTGTTCACACATCCGATAAAATATCCACGCAAAGGGTCACCCGCGATAAAGATAACTATGACTTCTACACCAATATCTGGCGGAACCATCCACATACCATAGGTATGGCTTACTTTGGTAAATGCGTTGTCTGGACTTGGACTATCGGTGGATGTCTGCACCTGACTGGTATAGCCCATATATGGACTACTATAGCTGACCGTGCGCCAGTTATTTGGGTCATCAGCTGGGCCGCCGAGGTCAGGTATATAGACCTGTAGACGTCCTGATAGGGTTGGGTCTAAATTGTTCTTTACTATACCTACGTATGGATAAGGGTCAACACGTGTGCCAGGCGCATCTTCTCTGCGTGCGGCTTTGATTACCTTACTACCTATTCTATCATTTAATGCCATTTATGTTTCCTTGATTATTGGACAGGTACTCTGTTGCCTCTTATTGAAATAGGTTTAAAATCTGGCACTATGGCCTGTGGTTCCGATTGATCAGTAATTACTTGTTCAGGTGCCGTATCTCTGATTATGCGTAGATCCTGTGCATTCTGTGTCAGCAATGGTGGAACATTATTTGCTGTCCTTGCAGCCTGCTGATCTTGTCCGGCAGTCTGGTCTACAGCAGTATCTGCGGCGTCTGCGGTAGATTGCGGTGTGCCACCACTTTGTAGTATGCTTGGTATCACTGGTGGAGTTTGTGTTATGCCTAACTGACCTGGAAGTGAATCTGGATTGGCTTCTTGTCGTTCTGTTCTTGCTGTACCTTCAGTATTTTGTAATTCAGTATAGTCAAATGCAGCCTGGCGAGGTAAGCGTGTCATTTCTAATTCTTGTGTAAATTGTCCACCACGGAAATTACTTACTACTTGTATGACCTGATAAAGTCCGCTGAATAAACTGGTTTTGTAATCTGCTGCAAATTCCATCAGTCCTTTTGATTCATCGATATCTACTGGGGTGCGGAATAGGACCTGTGCATAAACTACGCCATTATCCATAACTAAACTACCTCTATTAGGTAATAGTCTTTCATCCTCGCCTGTGGGTTGTTCTGGAGTAGTTGTAATACTGGCCTGTATCTGTGGTCTATAGAATATATCATCTTGTTTGATATAATCCGGATCACCTAAGATCCTTAATTTTAATCCTACCATGTCGGCCATGCTGTCTGTCATTAGACTGTCCGCTAAGTCTACAGACGCTACTTCTTTGGTATTTGTAGCACCTCCCGTAGCAGTGGCTTTGCTGTTCTGCACTACTGGATGCAGTATCGGTGGCATGATAGCATTGGGTTCCATCGATGGACTACCGCCCGAATAGTTTGGGAAGTTTTGTGTTTGTTGTGCTACTGCATTACTGTCAGCTGTGGGATTTAGTTCTGCTAAACTATTTCTATAGGCAGTGACTTGGCTAAAGTATAAGGCATTAAAATTTATATCAAAATCAAACACATCATCGTTTTTACCTGTGTAGATGTAGTTGTAATTTTTTGTTGGGTATAACTGCACTCCCTGTGGTGCTATGTCTAATCGCACATTATAAATCTTATAAGGTTTGACGGTATAGGTGATTTCACGGGCCCAAACTTTTCTAATAGCATCAAATGCTCTAAGCCTAATAGTAGGCACGATCTTAAACCAATTTAACGGTTGATCTGCCATCTGTTTACGTTTTTGGTCGTAGTCAGGGTCTTCAGGGACGATCAGCTGATTCTGCACGTAATCACTGTTACGTATAACATACTCTAATAATTTCTCTATAGTAGTGCCAAAGTTGATTTGGAATATGACCTTGCTGGGATCATATATGGCCTGTTCTTCGCCTGCGCCTTGTCGCTTGATGTTGACAAAATCATTAGGCGTTCTGGAGTCTTTCATCCTGGTGCGTTTAGGGGTAACTATTTCTGGATGCGTGAATAGGCTCTTACCTATAGCATCATCAAATTCAAATCTATAGACGTCGTTTTCACCAATCTTTCCGTTGATTTTAAGTTTTTCATAGTATTCGTTGATGGCTGTGCCGTAGCTCTTCACGCGAGTATAGGTAGTGTTGCTGGCGGTGCCATTAAAGTTTGGTCCTTGATTAAACTGTTCAGTGATAGCACGATCTCCCGGAACCTGGTTGCCCTGGGCATTAACAGTATCCGCGGGTGTCCCTTCGATCGATTGGAAGAATTCTGATACTGATCCAGCTACTACTTCAAAGTTAGCGGGGGTAGTCACTGTGGTAGTATCAAACGCACTATGCCCGAATGCTGTGGCTTGTATTTTATATTCTGCACCTCGACCGCTGACACGCACATCAAATTTTATGATCTTGATCGGTATACGTTTCTTAAGTTCTTCGACAGACCCCACGATCTTACCAGTGTCATCTATGGTAAAGAAATCTATCTGCAACATATAAGGCATATCCAGATAATTTTGGCTGTTAACTGACTTGGCCGCTTTGATTATGCGTTCTACCAAGGTAAAACCGTAGGGTTCTATTAGTGTAAAATTAACATCTATGGCATTGGTATTTCTGCTGGCTCTGTTAGGTGCTATTGTGGTAGTGATATTACAGTCATCAAAATAAAAATCTTTGTCAAAAAATTCACTGCGTGGGAACGTATCTGGGCTGTGTCGTCCTGCGCTGGCTACTAACACACGTTTTGGTGTATAGGTCTGCGTATTGACCATGTCATTATATTCTTGATCACTGAGCAAATGCAGGCTCAGCCCGTAAATATATGTTGGATATTCGTGTAGTCTGTTAGGGATTGGATATAGTATACCCGGGCGTTTGGCTGTAACCAATGCACCATCTTCAGTGATTCGATCTGCGGGAGCCTGTGCATTAGCATCAGCTGGCCCAATGCCAGTCAGTGAATTGGCATTATTGATACGTTTTTGTAGATCAGTGCCTTCACTGCGTTCATAATATCTATCAACCACTGTTGCAGCATCAGTGGCATTGGTGGTGGCTTTGAGTTTAGCTCCTGCGGCTTTTTCTGTACCTTCAGTTAACTCATAGTTAACAAAGTCTAATTGTTGTTCTAAGGTAGCTTGTCTGACAGGTATTCCATAACGTGCCTGAAAATTTGTCTGGCGATCGCCGCGCCATTGTGCTATGCCTGCGGCTCCGTTGCCGCCGCCTGCACCGTTGAATGCCTGGGGGTTAAGATTAGATTCTGTCTGGAGATTACCGACTATACCTGCGGCCTGTGCAGGAGTCCATCCTTTGCTTTGAAAGAATTGTAAGGCTGTTTGTTGATTTTGGCTGACGGCCATCTATTATAATCCTAATGCATTAGTTAGATTCTGCTTCTGTGGCACGTAGATAGTGACCCCTGGTTCAAAATCAAATATAGGATCTTGTATGACATTAGGGTTGCGGACTGCAAATACCCACCACAAGGCACTATCACCATATAAGTCAAATGCTAATAGGTCAGGACGATTTTTATAGATTGCATCAATTTCATAGGCCACATCATTTGAATCTATAGGTATATCTGGAATATTTGCTACATCTAAGAAAAATCCATAGATGTCGGTGTTGGCATAAGGGCTGGTTCTTTGATAGGTTATTGCCATTAGATGAATCCTCCAAATCCTTTGTCCTTGTCTGCAAGCAAGCCGCCTGAAGCAAATTTATTGAGATCAAACCGTTCATGTAGATTTTTTCTGCTGTAAATAGGACGCAGTGTTACTGCCAGTGTGCTGACTGCTGGCACACGAGTAGTGGTGGTAATAGTATTATACTGTAGATTAGGTGCAGAAGT